GCGGCCCTCGCTGCGGCCCCCGCTGCGGCACTCGCTGCGGCACTCGCTGCGGCACTCGCTACGGCCCTCGCTGCGGCCCCCGCTGCGGCACTCGCTGCGGCCAACTCAGCATTTGTAGCCTCACCGTCGGCGTGTCGCCCCGCAACATCCAGCGCATCCAGCGAGCGCGGGTCGGCCATCAGGTGCTGTACCTGTCTGGCGCACCACACGGCGTACAGTCGAGCCTCACGGTCGATACCGTCGCAGGCACGCAGGCACCAGTGGGCGTCGTCCAGTCCGTTGGACTTCAAAACCGTCGCCAGTGCGAGCGGCTCGTTGTCGGCTTTGGTTTTGTTGAGGTGCTTGAGCAGTTTGACCCAGCCGCGCTCGCACGGGCTGTGCGAGCGGATTTTGTTCAGGGTGGTGTAGACCATCATTTGATCACCTCGTAGATTCCGGGCCGGCCTCGGCCGATCAGACTGAGCCTGCGAAGCCATCCCCGTCTGATGAGCAGGCCAACAAAATTCTGGGCACGCTCAAACGGCAGGCCGGTCGCGTCCATGATGTGATGCACTTGGAACGACCCTGGCTGCGCCTCGGCCGCTGCGAGCACTTCTCCCAGGCGCGTGCTGGAGGGCGGGCGCTCGCGGTTGTAGTCCGCTGGAGAATCAATGGCAATGCCGGCATCGCGCAGGCGGTATATCTTGTGGCTGGTCTGGCGCACTAGGCGCATTTCCACCAGTCCGTCTGCGATCATTTGAACCAACGTGCTGCGCGTGGCATCCCGACCCATCTGCGTCTCGTACCGGAGATCGTCAAACGTCAGTTCCGCGCCGTGCTGCAACGCCTTCAGGATTCGCACCTTGGCCACGCCCGTAGTGGCCGTGCGCTCGATCTCGGCGTTAATCTTCAGCGGCGAGTGGAAATGCGACGGCAACAGCACCGACAGTCGAGCGTGCGCTGCCTTGATGGCATCAGCATCCGGCATGAGCAGTTCAAGCATGATGATCCGCCTCCTTGCGAACGAAGGCGGTCAGCCGCTTGATGCGATCCTGGTGGTACTCCACCATCCGGCGGGCGTATTCGGCGCCGGACTGAGCCGACAGCAACTGTCGCTGGGCCTCGGCAAGTTCGCGCTCGGCGATCTGCATGGGCGCAGGTAGCCGAACGGCATTGAACAAGTTCAAGAATCTCATGGGTTGCTCCTTGTGACTTACTTGGGTTGCTGCTCTCTGGCAGCTAGCCCCTGTTTGATGAACAGCAGCACTTGCTGGCTTGCTGTCCGCTCTTCCTTCTTAGCCAGCGCCGCAATCTGATCCTTCAGAAACTGCGGCAGTCGAACCGTCAGAAACGTCGTCTTGGATACCACTCTGCACTCCTAGTCTGGTTGCATGACCGCTGATGTACCGCTTGGCTTCATCAGCACCAGCGCACACGATAGCATCGTATCCAACACGGCGCAAGTACAGCAGCATCTCCCGTTGCTCTTTGGATGTGATGCCCCCCTTGGCCTTCTTCATCTCGATCCAGAGTCGCCACTCGGGCACGAACAGGTCAGGCACTCCTGGGAGCACGCCTTCGACCTTGAGCCTGAGCGCAGCCGCAGGGTTGCGTAGCCCCCCGTTGGGGATGGCAAAGATGACGACGCCAGGCCATGTCTGCCGGAACCACTTGACCACTTCTCGCTGCTCAACGTGCTCGCTGGGTACGCTCACCATTGCCTCCTAAGAACTCGATGGAACCGGCCATCTTTCTTGACCTCGATCATCTTGGGATGCCGTCCTCTGGACAGCACCGCAGCCAGTGTGTCCAGCGTCTGATGCTGGGCCAGATGCACCTGGGCGTGCTCGGCAATCCTGCCGAGTTGCTCCATCGCCCGCTGGCCCGCATAGCCCTCATGCAGCACCGGCAGGTACTCGGTGATGGGCGGGTCGGTCATGCCTGCGTAGTAAGTGCAGGACAGCATGAGCTTGCCGCTGGCCCTGCTGGTATGCGGCCTCCAGCGCCATGCCGACACCTCGATCTCGGAGCCTTCCAGTCCCATGATGTCGTCGGACCGGAGCTCCAGCTTCTTGGGCGGCGGCAGCGGAAACACGAACCCGCAGGCGGAACACGCCTTGGCCGAGATGGCCACAAGCTCATGGCACTCAGGGCACACTTTGACCGGCGGATCACCCTCGCCCTTGCCCTGTCGGCTCGGTGGTTGCACCGCCGTAATCGGGCCGTGGCGGGCTACCACGCCGGCAAAGTCCAGCACCAGGCAGTCGGCCTTGCCAGGGGCTACGCGCATCCCCCTGCCTGCCATCTGGACGTACAGGCCGGGCGACATGGTCGGCCGCAGCATGGCGATCAGGTCAATGTCCGGATGGTCAAACCCGGTCGTCAGCACGTTGGCGTTGGTCAGAGCACGCAATTTTCCCGCCTTGAAGTCGGCCAGGAGCTCCTCGCGCTTTGCCTTGGGCGTGTCGCCAGTCACACAGGCTGCGGGGATGCCGTGCGCCTGCATGGCATCGGCAACGTGCTGTGCGTGCTGCACGCCTGTGCAGAACACAAGCCATGCCTTGCGCTCGCCTGCCAGGGCGATGATCTCCTGCACCACCTTCTGGTTCTGATCATCGGTATCGACGGCCCTCTGCAAGTCCGCCTCGATGTACTCGCCGCCGCGCTTGCGGACCTTGGACAGGTCAAACGATTCCCGAGTCACTTTGCTGCGCAGCACCGCCAGGTGACCTTTGTAGACCAGTTCTTCGATGCTGACCGGCTCGATCAGGTCGCTGAAAATGGCCGGCGGATCGGTGATCATTCCGTGGCCAAGGCGGTAGGGCGTGGCCGTCAGGCCCACCACCCGCAGCGCAGGGTTGATCTGCTCCAATTCCTTAAGCAGCGTGCGGTAGGTGCCCGTATCGTGGTGGCCGACGAGATGGCTTTCGTCAATGATGGCAAGGTCGATGTGACCGATGAGATTTGCCTTTCCGCGCAAGGATTGGATGCCGGCAAAGGTGATAGGTTCGCCAAGATCCTTGCGACCAATGCTGGCAGAATAGATACCCATTGGCGCGTTCGGCCAATGGAGTCTCATTTTTTGAGCATTCTGCTCAATCAACTCCTTGACATGAGTGAGCATCAGCACCCGAGTCTCGGGCCATTGCTGTAGCGCATCCTTGCACAGCGCGGCAATGATGTGGCTCTTGCCTGAGCCAGTCGGCAAAACCAAGCAAGGATTGCCCGCATTGTCGGCCCCGAACCAATCGTAGAGTTGCGTGATGGCTCGCTGCTGGTAGTCACGGAGTTGCATCGACGCCCCCCCACTGCTCGGCCATTGCCTTGGCAATGCCCGGATAGGTGGCGCTGCGGATCTTCCAGCGATCCGGCGACGGGGAGAGCCGGTTCTGACCGCTGTTAGTCTGGTTGGCCCATCGATTCCGACCGTTGACGATGCGCGGCTCGACCATTGCCGTCGGTCGCAGCAGTGGCAATCCTTTGAGCCACAAGCACGTTGCCTTGCTCGCGTCGTGCCCATGCTGCCACGGTTGCACGATCTGGTCGGGTTTGCGGATGCGGCTCGATATGACACTGACCGGGTTCTCGATTGCGATCCGAGGGATCGGCGCGTTCATCAGCAAGCGGACGAATGCAAGTGCGTCCTCGGTCAGTTGCGGGTCGCGCAGGCCGCGCTTCGTCCAGTGCATCCCGCTGACCGAGAGATAGGTGCAGGGCGGGTGAGCGATCATCAGGTCCCACCCATCTCCCAGTACATCGCGGACGTCGCCTTGGTAGTGCGGACCGGGCGCGTCGGTTGGCAGCAGGTCGCACGACATCGCGTCATGACCGGTCGCAATAAACGCATCCCGCACCGTGCCGCTGTACTCGCAAGCAATCAGGACTCGCATTTGCTTTCCTTCCGCCGCTCCGTCATCTCGCCTTCAAAATGAGCGGCCAAATAGAACCGCTCCAGATCCTGCGCTGTCATGCGTAGCCAATGCGGTTCCGTGTGGTCAAGAGCCTGGCATTTGCGGGCTAGCTCGATGATCTGCTCTTGGGTTCTCATCCCACCACCCTCCCGCCCCACTCGGGGCCGCGCAGTTCCTGCAAGGTCGTATCGTTCGCGGCACACTGCGCCGGGTTGGCCAGGATCTCGCGGGAAGTAAACACATGGGCATCGCCCTCGCCGTTGGCCACCCTGGCCCCTCCGATCAAAAACACCGGCGTCCACTTGTTCACCGGGTCTGCCATCTCCCAAGGCACTAGATCCGGGTGCAGCGCATGGCTCTCGCATCCCTGCCGCTGCCACTCCGGCGGGATGGCATCAGCATCGTGCCGCTCGCAGCGCCAAGTGCCGTCGTCCATCGCCGTGCTGTGGGCGCAAGTGCGGCAATTGGTTTCGCGGGTCGGTTCCGCCTTGTGGCACATGGCGTGCGCCGCGCAGTAGCTGCATTGCCACCAGGACGGATCGTGATGGATACGCATCGGGATGCGGTCGGCGCTGACGATACGACGGCCACGGGCAATGGCCTTCTCAGCCGATGCCTTGTCGTATCGGACCCGCTCGATGTGCAGGCGATCGTCGTCTTTGCAGACGGCGATGTATAGCGCACGCTCAATCTTGGTCGCGTGCATATAGCATTGCATCTGGACGTAGTGCTGCGGTTTGGACCGCTCCACGCCGTCGCGCACGAGATCGTTGAATGACTTCAGACTGTGCGTCTTGATCTCCAGCACATGGCGAGCCTTGGGCGCCTCGGGCACGCCTGACTCGACAATGCCATCCATCGACCCGCCCATGTGCGGACCGAGATCCACGCGCCGCTGGTTGTCGCCGGTGTGCCTGACATCCAATCCAGCGGCTCGCAAGTCGCTGACGACGATGGCCTCCTCGTTTTGTCCCCTGCGAAACACGCGCAGGATGCGGCCGGGGAACTCTTCCTTGATTGCCCAGCGAAAGCTCAGCCATAGCCACCGCTCGCACGGGTGCCCCAGCACGGACGCGCCGAGATGGTCGCGCCAGTCCTGCGGGCGAGCCTGGTGGGCTTGATCGATGGCGGCGGCTAACGTATGCTGTCCCTGTAGTTCCATGTCTCTCTCCTGTGGTGGGTGCTCCTGTGACTTTCCCCGGCGCAATGCCGGGGTTTTTTTGTCACACGATCACTTCTTCGCCCACGGAGGCGCGGCCTTCGCCTTGGCCGGCGCAGCAGGGATGTCGGCGGCGAACGATGGCGTGCCGCTGCCCCGAATGCCCTTGACTTGGTTGCTCGCCGGATACTCTCCACGAGGGGGGCGAATGACTACCTGAATCTCGACCTGCCCGCCGATCAGTTGCCCGGGCGAGGTCAGGGTATTGAGCCCGCACGCCCGCATCAGGTCGCCCAGCTGGGCGCGGCCGATCCGCTCCGATTCCGCGCTGTTGTTGCGGATGTTGATGTTGGAGAAGATCACGCGGCCAACGTGCGACGGGCCGGTGATGTCGTAGCGAACCTTGATCAACTGGCCGCTGCCGTCCTTGGTCGGACGCGCCTCGGCGCTGGTGATGCTGGCCGAGTACGCGCCGGCCGGGACCGGATCGTAGACTCCGGCCGGCTTGTCGTTGACCGGCAGTTCGTCAAGGGAAATAGCCTGAAAGTCCATGAGTCACTCCTTGGGGGTGATTTTGAAGCTCGGGCGACCGGCCCGCACGGTGATGGCACCCGAAAGTGCCTGTCGGATCACGGGATCGGCGGCTTTCCAGGCCGTCATGTTGAGATCAGGGGACCAGCGAAACAGCGTTTCCAGATGAGCGTTCAAGTCCTGCTCTGCCGCGAGATCGATGAGCTTGCCGGCATCCACTTTGCGGTCCAGGCGGGGCTCGATCTTGACCTTGTAAACGTCCGTCTCGCGGTTGATGGTGCCTTCGACGGTCGGGTCAATCCCGAATGCGGCGACCAGATCATCCTCGGCCCGGCGGCGAAGTTCGATAGCCTTGCGCTCGGCCTCTTTGGCTTGGAGCCAGGTGTCGATAATTTCTTGCATCATGCTTCTCCTGTAGCTTTGGCGATGGCGGCGCGGGCTTTATCTGCCGATTCCCTCATATGCGGCTCCATCCATTCGACGGCGTGAAAGCTGGTCACCATTCCCCAAAGCGCCGCCAGCAAATCCGGCGCTGCGGCGATCAAGCGGGCATTTGCGGTTTGCCTCGGGGTCATATCGCGGTAGCTTGTGATCATGCACACGGCTGTGTCGTCGCTGTAGACCGCGTTGCTCATGGCGCACCACGGCCCCGGTGTATGCTTGCTCATCATTCCCCCCTGATCTTGCGGATGATCGCGCCCAAGTCGGCCTGCTCCCACATATCCAGCAGGCCCGAGCGATCCTTGGCCAACCACAGGCCGTCGCTGTCGCACATCAGGATGCGCTGGACGGCACCCTCGGCGTCTTTCTCCACGCGCAGGGCCAGCACTTCGTCGAAAAAGTAGGGCAACGCCTGCCCGGTCTTGTTGCCGGGCATGGAAGGCGAGTAGAGCACACGCCCCATCTCGTCCTGCTGCTTTTCCAACTTGGCCGTCATCAGGACGTTTCGGCCGGGCAGGTCGCGAAAGGCGCGGATAATGTCCGTCATCTGCTCCTGCATGGCCCCGTATGCCTGCCTGGGGTCTTTGGTCGCCTTCTTCTCGGCGTTCAAGACCACCTCGGCGATCTCCGAGATGCTGTCCAGCGCGACCGACTCGAAAGCCTTGGCCTCGGCGCTCTCAGCGAGCCACTTCCACGCCTCGCGCAGCGTCTCCATGTCCTTGATCTCGATGTAGGGCACCTCGGCCCCGGCGATCGAGAGCAGGCCACCCTCGGCCGACAGGACGACGGGCGCCGGCAGGGTGGGGATGAGCGAGGTCTTGCCGGCACCGGCCGCGCCGTAGACCAGCAGTTTCACGCCCTCGGCGGCGAGGTCTTTGGTGGATTTGAGTTGGATTGCCATTTTGCTACTCCTGTTTGAGGGTGACGGGGGGCAATTTGTCGAGGCAATGGACCTTGAGCCTGATCGCGCTGGACATGGCGCGGGTCCGCAGGTCCATAACCTGCTCGCGGGTGAGGCGCTCGGTGCTGGTCCGATACACTTCCATCAGCAGGGCGTGAGCCTCTGCGATGTGGGCGGGGGTGAGGGTCATGATCAGTATTCCTCGCAAGCGTCTTCGGCCATGATGGCGAGCGCCTTGTCGGTGATGGCGTCGATGTCGGCTTGGGTCATGCGACGTTCGATGTAGGGGGCCGGGTGCCCCCGGTGGTTGCAGACGGTCCAGGACACCTCGGGGCCGTAGCCCTCCTCGTACCAAGTCGTCGGGTAGCCCGGATCGTAGTAATCGATCTCGATGACGGCGCACACATGATGTCCGTGGCGCGGCTCGATGAATTCGTATTCGAAAGTCGGGTACATCATCTGCTCCTGTGCTGCTCGCTGGTCAGGGGATCTGGCTGCGAGGTGTTGCTAGTGTGCCGGCGTCGTGATACCTTGTCAAGCACTTTTTTCAGGGGGTCAACATGACGACGGACGAGGCGGTCAGGCACTACGGGAGCCGCAAGGCATTGGCGGATGCGCTAGGTATCTGGCCGCAGGGGGTGTATCTATGGGGCGAGCGCCCGCCGATGTCTCGCCAGTACGAGATCGAGGTACGGACCGGCGGGGCGCTGCGTGCGGACAGGGGCGATGATCGTGGCACAGATGTCGCTGCTTGACGCTGCCCTGACGTATGCGTCATGGGGCTGGCCGGTCCTGCCGCTGGTGCCTGGGGGCAAGGTGCCCGCCACCGCGCACGGGGTGCATGACGCAACGACCGATCCGGGCACGATCCGGCAATGGTGGGCGCAGCAGCCGACGGCCAACGTTGGGATCGCAGCCGGACGGG